TTGATCATTGTTTGTCTCCTTTCTTTGAATGCGTACACATTTCGCATCTCGATTGTGAAACATCGTTTCGCAATCGAATTTTATCCCCTCTGCAGCGGGGAACCGGTGCTTCCACCGGGAAAGGGTGAATTACAGCCTGCGGCGCTTGTCGGTATTGCCTGCGCCAGTCTTGTTGGCGGCAAGCTTGGCCTGCTCCTTTATTCCGGCAGTGCTGCCTGCGCTGCTGCCGCCGCTGTAGGCGTAGCCTCCGCCGTCCCCGCCGCCGCTGAGGGGCCACGCGCCCGAGAGCATCAGGGCGATGGGGTTGGACTGCAGGTAGTTATTGCGCAGGGCCTCGGCCTGGGCGCGGTTCATCCCCGCGGCGCTGAGCTCCGCGTCGCTCGGCTGATAGCCGCTCTGGGAGATGAGGCTTGTGAGCTTCTGCCAGCTCTTCTCGCCGCGCTCGTACTGCTGCTGCTCAAGCGACGAGGCCAGCTTGAAGCGCTCGCTCTTCCTGCCGTACTCGCTGTCGGCAAGGCCCTTGGCCATCGAGAACTGCCCCTGCAGATCCGCGCCCTCGTCGCGGTAGCGCTCATAGGCCGCCTCGTAAAGCTCCGGCATCATCTGGCCGAGCTTCTGCAGGTACAGCCCGTACTGCTGCTGGCCCACGCTCTGGGCATAGCTTGAGCCGTAGCCGCCCGTGAGGGCCGCGGCCTGGCCCACGGTATCGCGCATGGCGCGCCCGCCCTCGCTGACCGCCTGATCGCGGTAGCTCTGATACAGGGGATCGGCCAGCGGGTCATAGCGAAAGGCCGGCCGGTTCACGATCTGCTCGTAGAGCCGCCTGATCTCCCCGTCGTAGCTGGTGCTGAAATCCGGCAGGGCGCTCTCCGCCTGCCGCAGCGCCTCCATGGTGTCGCTGTAGTCCGTTCTTGCTTTTTCATCCGGGATCATTGCTCGTCCTCCTCTTCCATGTCCTCGCCGGTGAGCCGGAAGGACACGTTCTCCGCCCTGTTTTCCGCGAGCAGCGCAAGTCCCGCGGCCACCGTGTCGAAGCTCTCGCGGCAGAGGGCTTCGCAGTCCTCCTCGGGCCGGCAGGCGATCATGAAGCGCCCCGGCCCCCGCTGCACGGCGGGCATGGTCATCTCCGCGCGCTCCTGCATGCGCCGCTCAAGGGTCATCATCAGCATGCTGAGCGCCGCGCACACCGGATCCGCGCCCTTCTCGCCCGCCCCGGCGTGACCCTCCATCTCCAGGCGCAGGCCCGCCCTGTCGTACAAAACGCGCGTCATCGTGCGCCTCCCGGCTGGGACGCGCCCGCCGCCCTTGCCCTGGCCCGCTCCATATGCGCGCCCTCGCCGCCGCTTCTTTTCTGCGCTGCGGCCTTCGGGGCGGCCTTTTTCGCCGCGGCTCTGCCCGTGATGCCCGCCATCAGCGCCGCCGCCCGCTCCGGCTCGTATTTCTGCGTCATGGCCAGGGCGTACTGCTGGTACAGCGCCAGCTCCTTCTGGATATTGCCGTTATAGAAAAGCTGCTGCATCAGCTCGTCCTTGCCCTCAAACTCCATCATGCTCATGCAGGCGAGGGCCTGGTCGCTGCGCTCGGCGGAGAAGAAGCCGAGCTGGTAAAACTGCAATGCCAGCTCGTTCTGGCTCATGCGGGTGTAGGCGCTGTTTTTCTGCGGGATGACCCGGATGTCGAAGACCGGGCGGCGAAGCCCCAGCTCCATGCCCTCCGGGCCGTAGAGCGCCTGGGGGCGCAGGCCGCGGTTATCGTAGCTCACGAAGCGCTCAAGCCCCAGCCCGCCCGTGATGCGAAACTGGCGCGGCAGATCGTAAAACTGGCGTATAAGCTCGATGCAGAGCTCTATCATCTCGGCGTAGGCGCGGTAGCTTGCGCGGGTGGCGTCGCGGCTGCCCTTGCCGCTGGCCTCCTGCAGGGCGGCGATCGCGGAGGCGGCGGTGACGCCGGCGTTGGCAAGCCCGGCCGAGGTCTCCGTATTGCCGGAGGTCTCCCGCAGTTCGTTGATGACGCTTGCGCGCATCTCGAGATAGTTGCCGCTGAGAGGGCGGTAGTCCACGATGCGCAGGCTCTCCTCCCCGAGATTGCCGGAGACGTGCACGATGGGATTTGCGAGGTTCAAAAACTCCTCCTCGTTCACCGCGCCGTCCGCGCGCTGGAAGTAGCGGGGCACCGCGCCCACCATGGTGTTTTTGAGAAAGGCGGTCTGCAGCATGTCGATCTGGGTCTGGGCGTTGCGGCAGAGGTCGATGAAGCCGTAGCCGCAGGGGCTTCCCTCCACGGGGAAGAGGCTGTCGAACACGAAGGGGTAGCGCCCGTGCTCATACAGGCCGCGCGAGACCGGCTCCTCACCCTGATCTGTCAGCATGGCCTCCATGTTCTCGGTGGAATACAGGATCGTCTGCCCGACGTACTTGCAGTAGTGCAGCACGTCCCGCCCGTCGATCTTTTTCTTGTAGTACACATCGATGACGGTGCTTTTCCCGTCGACGCCCACGCTGTCGTCATAGAGAAAGCGCGTCGGGGCAAAGCTCATGGCCTTGAGCTTTCCGGCAAGCTGGGGATACTGGGACGCGAGTCTCCCGTTGTCCTCGAGCCTTGTGTGGAAGAAACAGGCGCTGTCCTGGATATCCCGCACGCCGGGCTCCCAGAACACGTTTAAGAGATCGACCCGCTCGATCGTGATATCCCCGAGGCCGCCCGCCTTCTCCGGCTCCCAGCCCACGCGGTACACGCCCGTGCCGGTCTTGAGCTTCTGCCACATCCCGTCGGAGTAGGTCTTCTCAAAGGCGTTCTGCTCCAGGATCACGGGCAGGATCTTGGAGAGGATGCGCGCCTCCGGGCGGTCGTCCGGCTCGCGCGGCAGGATGTTCGGCTCGGGAAAGGCGTCCATCGCGTCGGCGTGCTTGGAGACGATCACGTTGTGCAGCCACCCGGACACGGCCTGGAAGCCGCCGTCGGGCTCGTGGCTTTTTCGCTCCTCGGCGGAATTTCGGAGCTTCCACCAGTTTTCCGCCGCCACCGTGCGCCGCTCGACGCTGGCCTTGCCCGCCTTGTACTTCTGCAAAATTCGCGTAAACTCCGCCAGCCGCTTTTCATCGACCGGCAGAACCAACTCTTTGTCCATACGTTTCTTTTAACCTCCGTTTCTTCGCATCTCAGCTCCCTTTTCCCAAAGGGAGGTAAACTCCTCACTTCCTCAGCGGGTCCGCCAAAATCTCCCGCGTCTTCACTTCTCTGAGCGGCGAGACCGGGCGCGACATGCACAGATACCGCCACTCGTCGGCCACGTGATCCTCCTGCTCGGTGTTGAGATCCTCCGGCTCGTTCTTTGAAAACTGCAAAAGCGGGATCGTGCGCAGAAAAGCCCGGCAGTTCTCGAACACGTACATGCGCGCCCTGCCCTCCTCGTCAAACTGCAGGCGGTAGTGGCACTGCATCCAGCCGGGGATGCGCTTGTTGTCGCCGGGCGTGAAGTAAACCCCGTAGCGCGCCGCGGTCTCGGCCACGCTCTCGCCCCGGCTTGCGTCCCAGATGGCGGGGTCGGCCACGCCCTCGATGCGCCGCCCCTTGAGCCAGGGGTGTTCTCCTTCGATCCGTGCGATCTCCTGAAACTGCCGGTCGGGCGTCCAGCGCAGGCCCTCGTTCGGCGTCCCGGTGCAGCCGTAGAGCTCCAGGACGCGGTAGACCACCCCCTCGTAATCCACCGCCCACCAGGCGCAGGAGAAGGGCTTGCCGTAGCCGAAGTCGTAGCTTCGCACGATGCTCCAGCCCCGCCGGGGGCCCGCCGCGAGATCAAAGGGGGCGATCACATGGCACCAGCGCCCCTGCTCCTTGAGCTCCTCGCGCGTGAGCGTGCATCCGTGGGCTAAGGCCGCTTTCATGTCCGGCTCGATGCGGAAGTCCTCGAAGAACTGCCCCTCGAAGATCTCCCAGTTGCCGTAGAGCCAGGCGTCGCGCAGCTTCGGCGGCAGGCTCTCAAGCTGCTTGCGGTAGTCCGGGTTTTTCTCCATCAGCGCCCGGTTGTCGGTGATGAGGGCCTGGATGAAGCTGTGATCCTGCGGCTGCTCGCCCTCGTGAAAATGCCGGTCGATGAACAGGCGCTTGACCCAGGCGTGGCCCTCGCCGCCGGGGTTGCAGGTAAAGTAGATGCGCTTTGGGAAATCGTTCGTGCCGCGCACGCAGGCGCGCAGCTTTTCCATGCGGCTCTCGGTCTGCTGGGTGGCCTCGTCCACGAACAGCACGTCCACCTCGGTGCCCTGAAAGCGCATCGCGTCCTTCTCGTTTTCGAGATAGCGGAAGAGGATGCGGCTGCCGTTTGGGAAGACGATGTGCTTTTTCGCGTCGTTGTAGCTCGCGATCCGCTCCTTCTCGTCCAGATAGCAGCCCAGCATCTCGCACAGGGGCACGATGTGGTTTTCCTGCAGCTCGGGGTAGGTCTTGCGCACGATCATCACCTTGATCCCCGGATACCGGAGGCACAGCAGCACCGCCTTGACGCGCACGGCCCAGCTCTTGCCGCCGCCCCTGGCCCCGCCGTAGCCGACGTACTTGTGCCGATCGGTCAGAAACAGCTTCTGCTTCTCGCTCGGCCTCGGCAGACACAGCTCAGCCACGCCCTCTCACCCCCGTCCGTAATTCGATCCGCGCCGCAGGCGCTCCATATCTTCCCTTTCCACTTTTCACTCTTCACTTTTTTATTCGCTCATCTCCTCCGTCTCCCCCAGAAAGCGCACCGTGAGCGCGCCGCTGCCGTTCTCGGCGCTCCGGCTCTCCCCCAGGCTCTGCAGCTCCTTGAGCGCCCCGGTCAGGGTCTTGACCTCCTTGAAGTCGAAAGCCCGATCCCCGTCAAGCCCGTCCTCGATGAGCCGCAGGAGCTTTCCGGCCACGCGTTCAAAGTCCGTCTGCGCCGCCCCGGGGGCGGGGCGCGCCTCCGGCTCCCAGCCCTCCTTCACCGCCCGGTTTTTCAGCGTGCTGTAGGGGATGTCCCAGCGCCGCGACAGCGCCTCCAAACTCTCCCCCTCTTCGACGAAGGCGCGGCGAAGCTCCGTCCAGTCGCGCATCAGTCCGCATACCTGCACCCGTAGGTGCAGCGGTAGACCGGGCATTTTTCAAACTTGCCCACGCAGTAGTTGCCCATGTGCCGCTCCCGGAGCATCAGATTCCGAAAGCGGCTGACCGTGTCCACGCCTTTTTCGTAGCCCTCGCAGCAGATGCTGCGTTCGTCTCTGTCGTCCGAAACATAGAAGGGGCAGCGCACATCCGCGGCCTCCCAGCCAAGCTTTTTATAGGTTCCCATTTTCGTCCTCTCCGCAGGAATCATCCTGCTTCTCGTAGTCGGCCCCGCCCCGGAGCATCCAGGGCGGATACCCGCAGCGCTCCATGCAGCGCACGATCGGATCGTCCTTGATCTCTGTCACGCACTCACCTCTCAGATATTTAAGACCAAAGTCTTGACATTTTTTCGCCTAAGGCATAAAATGAGATTGTCAAAAACCTTGCGACAACGTACGATAACGGAGCCGCAGGGGAGCTCGAGGGGGCAAGGCCCGCCTCGAATACAATAAGCCGCCGTCTGAAAAGGCTTGCATTTCAAGACTTTTCAGATAACAGCATTTTGCCTCAAGCGAAATGCTCGGCGGCAAAGCGCAGTCAAAAAGTCCCCATAAGGACTTTTTGACAAGCTGATAAAATAAAGAACTGCAAGACCGGATCCCATTTCTTTGCGATTCGCTTGCAGTATATCCTATTTTCTCAAGATTCTCAAGGGTAGTTTCGGGCTTTTTTAAGATTTGTCAAACCTGCACAAGAACGAGGTGAGAGATTTGTTCCAATATGACAGATTTGAAGCGCTGCGTGTATCCCGCGGCATCACCAAGACCTTTATTGCCCAGTCTCTCGGGCGCAGTCCCACGCTCTGCCAGGACTGGAAGCAGCAGAAGTCCAAGCCCAGCGACGCGCAGCTTCGGGCGGTGGCGCGCATTCTCGGCACCACGCCGGAGTATCTGCTCGGCGAGACGGATGAGCCCGCGCTCGACCCGGTCCGCGAGGCGGAGCTGGAGGCGCTGCTGACCTCCCTGCGCGAGCGCGAGGATATGCGCATGCTCTTTAAGCTTGCCAAGGACGCCTCGCCCGAGGACGTGCGTCAGGCGGTCAGGATCATCGAGGCGATCCGCCAGCATGACTGACACGCATGTGCGTCTCATCCCTCTGCCGGTGAAGGTGGAGGGGGTGACGCTCCCGAACGACGACGGCAGCTTTGACATCTACATCAACTCCCGCCTCTCCCCGGCCCGCCAGCAGGCGACGCTGGAGCATGAGCTGCGCCACATCCGGCACGAGCATTTTTATCTCGACATGCCCATCTCCCGCATGGAGCGGCAGGCGGACGGGGAAGCGCTCAACGCCGTGCTGCATCCGCCCGCGGGCAAGCTCCCCTGCTTTGCCTCCGAAGCCGCCCTCGCCCGCTGGCTCGACGCCTTATGCCAACAGCTCGGGGTCGATCTGGGCGCGGTGTAAACAACCGTCCCCCTCCCTTTTTCCAAAGGGCGGCAAACGCTCTGTCCGTCGTATAAATACACTTGACTTTTTATCGCGTACAGTATATGATAGCGCCACTTATGAAACGATTTAGGAAGTGATCTTCATGCTCTATACCAGCACCCGCGGCGGCGCGCCCGCCGTCTCCTCCGCAAAGGCGATCGTGGACGGTCTCGCCCCCGACGGCGGCCTTTACACCATGAACCCGGCGGAGCTGCCGAAGCTCGACTGGCGCTCCATGATGGATTTGGACTACGCCTCTCTCGCGGCGAAGGTGCTCTCCGCCCTGCTGCCGGACTTTTCCGAGGCCGAGGCGAAGACGCTTGTCGAAGCCGCCTACCGGGGCAAGTTCCCCGACGCCTGGATCACGCCCCTGCGTGCCGCCGGGGACGATCTGTTTCTTGAGCTTTTTCACGGCCCCACCTCCGCGTTCAAGGATGTGGCGCTGTGCCTGCTGCCCCACCTCATGAAGCGCGCCGCCGAGAAATGCGGCAATCGGGACGATATCCTGATCCTCACCGCCACGAGCGGCGACACCGGCAAGGCCGCGCTGGAGGGCTTTCGGGATGTGGACGGCATCCGCATCCTGGTCTTCTATCCCCGCGACGGGGTCAGCGCCGTGCAGAAGGCCCAGATGGTCACGCAGGAGGGAAGCAACGTCAAGGTCTGCGCGGTGGAGGGGAACTTCGACGACGCCCAGACCGGCGTGAAGAACGTCTTTGCCGCCATGCCCGCGGGTCTTTCCTCGGCAAACTCCATCAACATCGGCCGGCTTGTCCCCCAGGTGGTCTATTACTTTGCCGCCTACTTTGACGCGGTGCGTCTCGGCCGCATCAAGGCCGGGGAGCCCCTGAACTATTCCGTCCCCACCGGCAACTTCGGGGACATCCTGGCGGGCTATCTCGCCGCAGAGATGGGTCTTCCCGTCGGCAGGCTCATCTGCGCCTCCAACGCCAACAACGTCCTCACGGACTTCATCCGCACCGGCGTCTATGACCGCCGCCGCCCCTTCCACAAGACCCTCTCCCCCTCCATGGACATCCTCATCTCCAGCAATCTCGAGCGGCTTTTGTACCTCATGAGCGGGGACAGCGCCCTGGTGG